GGCGTATTGTACACCAGCAGACCTTCCTTAAAGTTGGATGCCTGATTCACGCTGTTCTTCAGCGCGCCGGTTTCCAGCGGCACATATTTGTCCACAACATCGACCACTTTCTGTGAAAAGGCAAACTGCAGCCTTGCGAACCGTGCGTCCATGTCGGCCTGAAAGCCGGGACGGAATGTGATCTTGAAATCAAAAACCGGTGCGCTCATACGATCAGCTCCCTTCCACGTGCCAGTGGGGCAGCAGCGGCTCCCGGTTATCGGAGACAGCCGCTGCCGTGCAGCATAGGTGCGTTTTTTCGAGTTTGGCATACTCGGCTTCGGTCAAGGCAGGCACCGCGCCCTGCACCAGCTTCCAGCCGCGTTTCAGGGTCCAGTGCTTGGTCTTTTCCGCTGCAGACAGCGCCGCCCACTGGGCATAGGGCAGGTAGCCCATGGTGCACACGCTGGCCGGGATGCGGATGTGGGTGGTGCGCTCCGGGTTCTTGGCGGTGCCGGAGCCGGAGGTGGAGCGGCATTCCCGCCAGCTGCAAAACGGGAACACCCAGCACACCGGCCTG